ATCTTTGTATTCTTCTCTTGTTCCATTAAATTCTAAATTCAATTCTGTATAGTCAAACGGAACGAACTCTAGTCCGCCCGTCTTCTTGCGCATAGGATAAAATCTTATAGGCTCACCGATCATAAATATGGTTGACTATATTTGGGTATTTTCCCGTAAAGTCGACTTTGATTGCTTTAGGTTTATTAATTTCGGTTTGGCGAAAGAGAGCCTCGTCGATTGTAAGAGGAGGGCTACGACGCAAACTTTCGCCAGAGATCACATTGTTCCACCAGTTAACCGCTTTCTGCCTAGCGTAACCAGTATGTTCAAAACAAATAAATTCACTAATAATTTTGTTGGGGGTTTTGTAGCTGACTTTTAATACAGGTATGTCTTTGCCTTTTGCAAGATGATGGCCTACCCACATATCAATCACTTTTAGATCGTAACGTTCTACTTTCTTTTTATCAGAAATAATATCTAGTTGAGACGATACTAAATCTAGTTGCAGTTTCCGCATAGGGAACTGATAGCCACAATCCGGACAAGTGTTAGCCGCTTTCGGTACATACGATTGACATTCTTTACAAGACTTGACCAGCATAACGCCAGTCTTTCTGCGCTGTCCTTTTTTGTTTGGCTTGATCTGATTGATTGGACCATGACGTTCAATATTCTTAGCAAAATCCAGGACTAAACAATTTTCTTTACCCTCTGCTGTACGCATGCCGCGCCCCATCATTTGAACGTATAGACCAGGACTTTGAGTGGGGCGCAGCATAACGATCAAATCTGTATTAGGTGCATCAAATCCAGTTGTTAATACGTCGCAATTTACCAGCGCTTTTAGTTTTCCGGTTTTAAAATCTTCTATTAGTTGGTCTCTTTCTTTTGGTTTAGTATCTCCAGTAACAACCTTTGCGCTGACACCGTTGAGATGAAGTATGCTGCAGACCATCTCGGAATGATGAATGCCAGCGCAAAAGATTAACCATTGTTTACGCAACGCGCCTTTACTTAAAACTTCTTGAATAACTTTTATAGTCTTACCTTCATCATTCATCTTGGCTTGGAGGTCAGACTGAATAAACTCTCCCCCTCTAATACCGACGCTTTCTACGTCGTATTGAGTAGTCATACATTTGGTTACAAGTGGAGATAAATAGCCATCATTTATTAGGCGCAATAAGTTTTCTCCGCTACTAAAATCTATTGCGATATCGTCAAAGATAGCGCCTTCTCCCTCTGTCAGCATTCCTGAATTTAAACGATAAGGTGTAGCTGTAAAACCAACCACATTTAAATTAGGGTTTTGTTCGCGTAAAGCGACGATAAGGGAACGATACATTCCCTCACCGTCTTTCGGAACAAGGTGAGCTTCATCAATTATAAGAGTGTTGAATGAAGGGAGGGAGCCCACCTTATTCCAAACCGATTGTAGTTGCGCGTAGATAATATCGTTGTCTGTATCTCTACGGCCAAGACTAGCACCGTACATTCCGATATCGCCTTCCCAAGCGTCTTTTAATTTTTGGTAATTTTGGAAAAGTATTTCTTTAACATGACTAACAACAAGTGCCTTTTGTTTCTTTTGTTCGTTCATATGTTTGACAAACTCTGCAATAACATGCGACTTACCGGAACCAGTTGGCATTACAACCAAAGGATTACCGCTTTCTACAGCGATATAATTTTCCAGCGCATCTAAAGCTTCTTGCTGATAATCTCTAAGTGGCATTATCTTGGTAATTGTTCGGGGTCAAACCAACCCCAGGGATAACTAATCATCTAAACTCTGCCTTGCCTATTATTTCTTCTTGCAAGTTAAATAAGATATCGTCTAACTTTGCCTCACCTACAAACACTAAGTTGTTTTTTATATAGGCTCTGACAATTTTGATTGCCTCTAAGGCTTGTTTTTCTTCTTCTGTATAATTCATTTTTCTAAAAACTTTTCTATAACAAATAAAGCTACTGCCATAAATGTAATTGCAGCCGTAAATGTTATTCCTGCTACCATTAAAAACTCAGCCATTTTTAGCTCTCCTTAGTCTTGCTTTTAAATTAATATGATCTCTTATACTTTGAAACTCAGGCTGTAATCTTTCCCAAAGCTCATCTTTACAAGCTTGCTTTTCTTCGCCTTCAAGCCCAATAATAATTAACTCTGACTTTTTGGGTATATAAGTCTGATGGTATTGTTTTTCTTTATCGCGCCATTCCCATTCAACAGCTTGACCATTAAACATAGTATAGTTTGTCATTTACTGGCCTCCTTGTAGGCTTTCTCAAACAACGCTGGATGATGGGTATAGATGTACTCAACAAAGGCGCTAACCTTTCTAATAGAGTCCAGGTCTTTTTTCATATCTCTGCCACCGACTGGAGCAGTTGGACTTTGAAGAGCAAGGACACCCTCAATAATATTTTTTACTTCGCTCATACGTTCTCCTATAAATAATTACTAAATGTATCAAATAATACTTGCGCTGTAAACTACTTTTGCTATACTAATAGTATAAATATTCATTAGGAGGTAGTATGAATATAGAAACAGGAGAAGTAATCGATAAGACTAGAGACGTATTAAGAGATGCCATCTTTGAGTTGGTTAAGCAATACGTTGAGTCAGGACTTATCGAGATCAGTAAACCGGATGTCTATTCCTGGCAGATCAACAACGACAGACAACGTTTAGTTGGTTTAGTTGAAGAAGCTGTTAACAGCATCCAAAGAAAAGTGGAGGTGCACTAAGTGGGAAAAATGTCTGATTTTTTAATTGATATGGAGGCAGATGCCGAAGGTATCATTCAAGATTGCGAAGATGTAGGGGAGTTCTACTATCGTATGCAAAAGATTGATAAACGCTACGACGAATGTAGTTGTAGAGATTTTTGGTTTGACTGGGTGACAGACGGGTTCTTTAAGAACTACGCGTCCAGAAGATAATCGCGAGCAGGCAAGTCGTCTGGCCTGTTAAAATAATAAGAGACGCGCCGTTTTGGGGTTCCTTAAACTTTCATTACCCCACACTCCGGACTCTGAGGTGTAGTCTGCGGCAAAACACCTCACTTTCCTTTTTAACCATTCTCAGCTAAACTCCAAGTATGAAAGTCTTGGATATCAAAAAGAAGAAACCAACAGTCGCAGAAGCAGAACGTAGACTCGAATCTTTATTCTCGGAATTTATCGAACGCGGCGCAGATGCGGAATTTGTCGCCTTACTTTTTTTTACATTCGGAACCTCACGTGTCTTCGATTATTCAACAACAATCGAACAAGGTATTCTTAAAATAGATGAGATCTTAGAAAATTCTTTTGGTCTAGTAAAAGAATTAGAATTTATCCCTGATTTTACCCCTGAAACAGACAAATAGTTTTGTCATAAACTTTTGACAAAAGACCCCCTTATTTATCGCAATTAGTCGGATTTAGGTATTAATTTTGGCAAAAACGGGTGAGTTTTGTCATTTTGTCAGTTTTGTCAAAATGGCGCAAACGCAGTACTGGCGCACTTTTGGCAGTTTTGTCATTTTGTCAGGACCCCCTTCGGAAATAGGCCTAAAATCCCTAATAATCGTAAAAGGAAAGGGTGGGTAAAGAAAAACCTGACAAAACTAATAAATAAGGTAAAAATATATATATATTTATTATTATATATTACGTTATATCAGTACTTTAGGATAGGTGAATAGTTTTGTCAGAGTTTTGTCAGAGACTTTGACAAAAGTATTTGAAAAAGGTGTGATAAAATTCATTCAGTATGAACAAACTTAGGCTAACTGATAAGTGTAAAAAGTATTTAGATGCAGATTTAATTGAGTTGTTAGAACGACCAGGATTAGCTAAACTTTTAAAAGAATTTGACGCGAGGATAATTAAAATAAAATATGCCAGCATACGATCTGAGAATACGACCACACATCAAAGCTGAGCCTACGCTAGAACCGGTAGATGATATGCCTATTGAATATATGGATGAAGACGAAAAGAAACTAACCAAACGACAGCGCCTACTTGTATGGAACGCAGTCAACGATCCCACACTTACATTTTCTGAGGCCGCACGCAAGGCGGGATATAAGAATCCAATTGTTGTCGGGAGAGAGATGCGACCAAATGGAAAGTATCAGCATGTTCGTCGGGTGTATGAACGCTTGATGGGCGAGGCTAAAAAGAAATTTGAATTGACGCATGAGAAAGCAGTTGAGGACTTGTATAAACTTAGAGATGCGGCCTGGGAAAAGGAAAACTTTACGGCGGCGATTAACGCGCAAAATTTATTGTTGAAGATGGGCGGGTTGATTGTAGATCGTCGGGAAGTATTGCATGGCAAGATTGACCAGATGAGTCGGGAAGATGTGGAAAAGAGATTGCAACAGCTGTTAGGTAGTCGGGCTTTGGAGAGTAATCAGTCGGGTCGGGTTATTGAGGATAAGTCGGGTGGCCGTCTAACAGTAGATGATCTGCTAGAGTCGGGTAGTCGGGAAAAGGTCGGGAAAAAGAAAGAGGAAGATTAAACTTCCTCTCCCTCTGCTACTATTTGATCTTTCTTTCTTTTGTCGTTAAAGACTTTGACG